ACTTTAGAAACACCAGGTGCTTCGAAGTGGTCACTTACGATAACTGGCATACCGTAGATAGAACCAACTTGGCCAGAAAGCTTAGTAGCTGCTCCACCAACAAGGTTAACGTCAGCCCATGCGTCGTCTTCAACAAGCGCGTAGTAAGCTTCTGTTGAAACTACTAGAGTCACGTCACGAACCTTAAGTCCGTAAAGTTTCATTTTCTTACGAGCTTTAAGAATCATCTTAGCAGTAATTGGTGTAGCTCCACTAGCTGTAGCAGCTGAAACTTCAACACCGCCAGCTTTACCAGTTGAATCAGAAGAACCTTCCGCTTCAGTAGCACGAATTACTAGACCTTTAGGTTGGCCAGAACCAGTCCCTAATAGGAATGCGCGGTCGATTTCGTTAGCGTGTGCTTCAACTAAGTGTTGACGGATAAGAGGTAGAAGTGGCATAATAACATCTTCTGATGTTTCATCTGTGATGAAGCTCTTAGCAGCTAACTTGAAAGTCTTTAAGTTGATTTCTGTTAGTTGGTTAGAGATTTCTCCACCTGAGCTACCATCTGTACCATAACTAGTACTTTCAACCCATGTAGCGTTTTTACGGTTAGGGTTTACTGGGATAGTAAGGTTAGCAGAAGTCATAGTAATGTCTTGGAACAGAGGAGCAATTACTAGTTCAGCTTGAATATCGCGAATCAGGTCTTGAGAGAATACTGTTTCGTACGCTTCGCTTGATACTTCAATTGAAGAAGAATCGTTAACAGCTTTGATACTCTCACCAAACTTAGTACCGAAAGTACCTTGCTTAGTTACCAGACCAAGTAAAACTGCATCACTAGCTGTTTTACGAGCTTCGCCTTGCATACCTTCGTTTACACGATTATAGTTAAACGATTTAGACTTAGCAGCAACTACTTGGCGTACTTCTGTCTCAAGAGCTTCGATAATAGCTTGCTTTTCTTTCATTTCCGCAGAGAAAGCATCAGAGCTCTCTTTCATTTTAGCTTCAAGACCTTCTACTAATTCTTTAGCAGCGGCAGTAGAAGCAGCTTTGATTTCTGCAATACGCTGTTCAGCTTCTGCAGCTTTAGCATCTTTAGCAGCTTTAGCAGCAGCAGCAGCGGCTTCGCGGTCTGCGATTAATTTTTCAACGTCGCTCATTGTAAGCGTCGGTTTGTTTTGTTCAGTGCTATTTGGCATTGTTTCTTCCTTATGAGATTCATTATTTTCAGCCTTTTTATTTGAAGGCAATAGTTCATTTTTGAATGCCTCAGCATCACTATCAGATAGCGATTTAGAGACCGAAAAAGTAGAGTCTTGGTTACAAGGAACGGAAACAACCGATACCTCTAGTAACTCTAATTCTGTGATTAAATATGTATCGGTTTTACTGTGGTACTCTGCGTCCTTTATGTAAAATCCAACACTAAATGTTGTAAGGATACCATCTTTAACAAGATCGTACACCCTACCGGCACCTTTGCTAATCAAAGCTTTAATTCTTAAGCCTTGCTCATCAATGTAGTGTTCTATAGCTTTACCGACAGGGTTACTGTGGTCATGGTAAGCTAATATGATGGGGTTTTTTAAAAAGTTAGAAAGTGCTCCCGCCTTCTTCCAAGTGTCCATAGGGATAACATCCCCTGACCTATCTTTAGAAGTAGTATTTGCATACCCTTCAATTATTAGATCATCGGTCTCTTCATCTAAAGTAACGGACTTTATCTTACTAACTAGCCTACCTTCGTAGGACTTATTTAGCTTTGTCATTAATAGTTGCCTCTGCAGGAGCTTTAGGCTTAGCTACAGGAGTAGTTACTTTAGCAGGCTTTAAGAACTTTTCGTATTCAGCTACGAAGTTGTCCCAGCTACCAAAGTCTTCATAAAGGTCTTGTAGAGAACAAGGAGCATCTTCGTCGTTTCTAAACGCAGTCTTTCCAGGTAGTTCTTTACCGTATACTTCTTTGATTTCTTTTAGTTTAGACATTATTCATCTTTATCTGAAGGGGGTTTGCCACCTTCCTGTCCCGAGACTCCAGTAGCAGAACCGGCTATGTTAGCTGGAACTCTTATCTCGTCTAGGGCGGGGTCATCAATTTTTTCTAGTCGTAATGTTTCTCTCGCTTCTGCTCCTAGCATAATACCATTATTAACAAGAGAAGACAATCTATCAGATTCAGCCTTCTGGTCAGGTCTTAGTGCTATTACTTTATGAGTGGACAACTGAATGTCGTACCCAAAGAAGAATTCAAAAATTGATTCGAACTTAGTAAGCATTGGCAGTATAGTAGTTGAGAACATTAGTTCCATATTAGGTCTAATATTTGCGTTATTACCAGAATCTAGTAATATATGAGGTATGCCTAGCGCCATAGAAATACGTTTCTCCATAGTTTCCATGGAGCCGTTGAAGTCTATATCCTTAAAGCTATTAGTATTTAAGGACTTAGCCGTCATTCCAGCGTCTAGTATCATTGGTCTACCAGAGGAGTCTTTAGGATTGAATTTCTGCATCCACTCTTCTTCTCGTCTATTTTTTAACTTAGAGCTTAGTACGGCCTCAGTCTCAACTATAAGACCAATCAGTGTACCACTCTCGTAAAATCTAGACTGAAATTCTAAGGCGGACTCATGAGTTAAGATAGTCTTTAAACACGCTAGGAGTCTTGACCTACCTCGGTAACTTCGGTACTCTGAGGAGGCGGAGTTGTCTCTGATGTGTAGAACTTCATGAGGTTTAAAGTGAGTAGTAGAATTAAGAGTGTACCCCGAAACGTACGTTTTTTCATCCGGAACTACCTCCATATCTTTGGCAGGTAAGTGATACAGTCCAGCTCCATCAAAGTGAATGAATGCATTACCGTCTACTATTAGGTCTAGCAATAATAATCGCTTAAACGTATTAATATCCATAAAAGGGTTAGGTCTGTTATTAAGAAGAACTTTTAATGTCTTCTCTCTAAGACCACTGGTTTTAGGGGTAAAGGGTAATTTTTCTTTTATATCGAATTCTATGTCCGATCCTAAATCTACTAGAAGGTTAACACATCGGTTGACAATCTCCATTAGGTTGTAAGAATTTTCAGTTGTTCTTTGTTTGGTCTGGTTGCTGCTAACACTAGTGCCAGCTTCTTCGGCAATGAAGCGTTGGCCTCTATTGCCTTTATTTTTGTAAAGTTTATTTCGTAGGTTGGACACTTAGCATTTTTCCTTTAAATAAGGGAAGAGAATCTACCTTTAGAAACTTTACCCTCGGCCTTGTCACGTTGCTTTTTAACCCAACGTTCCTGTTTTTCAGCGGTATGTAAAGGAGGCTCTCTACCGTAAATAGAGTGTAGTTTTCTGTGGTGGTCCGCACATAGTGTAACAGTAAAGTCTATAAGTTCATACTCGTACATAGCGTAAAAGCCATCTCTCATAGCTACCACTTCCTCGTCTGTTGTAACAGGGATGTTGTGCTCCTCAACATAATTCTTGAAGAGTGTAGAAACTGTAGTATAGTGGTGCAGCTCTAGGTTCTCGTCTGTTCCACATATACTGCATTTACAGTCCTTCTTGTATCTGGACTTAATCCCATCTCGTATATGTTTAACAGCTACTCGTTTTTTATTGTTTGCTGCCATAAAATCCTTCCTCCATATCAATATAAGCTATTATAATCATTTTTGAAAATTTGTAAAGTAATTAATTTACTCCCACTTCCGTCTACACAGTAAAGCTGTATAGTGCATAGCGTAAAGCGTCCGCTATGTGCGAAAACTCGTTATGGATAGGCTTGGGTTGTAGCAGCTCTGGTCTAGGGTCCCATCTGTAGTTGGCTAGCATATCTAACGTGTTGCGGCATTTAATGTCCACAATAAGACGACCATTGTCTATAAGGCTTTGCACGTATGCTATACCATCGAGCTTAGACTTTTTGCTAGGGTTAGAAGGTATATCGTATAACTCAGCCAAGTCATGCCTAAACTGGGCTGCGGCGGAGTCGCAAAATATGAAGTCGGCATCGTCGCCCATCATACTTCTTAGCTCTTTCGCATGTTGCTCAGTGTTTCTTTGATTGTCAAGATACTCTTCCGTAAGGTAGAATATGCCCTCGTCGAAATCATAGTACATTTTAACCGCAGCAGTGGGATCCTTATAACCCGCATCAATGCCCATAACAGCATCAAAGCGATCAGCAGGAAAGTTATAGCCTGATAAATCCTTCGCGTACTTATCTTCATCGAAACCTTCATAAATTTGCCCTTCAAAGGTTGTAAAGTCGGCTTCGTATTCCTGTCTGAATTCTGCGTTAGACATTGATAATTTAGCTTCATCTATATCGGACTGAGAAGTCCTAGGGTTATCTCTCCACGTAGAGTGAATAGATGCCCAAAAAGGGTACTTCTCTTCAAAACCACGCATGTAAAATTCGTGGAAGTAATTAGTACCACGAGGGGTTGAAATAAAGATAGCTTTAGAGTTCTCTTTATCTAGGGTAGGTCGTAGCTGAATATTGAACGCATCTTTACCTTTGGAGTCAAGAGCAGCCTCATCAAACAGTATTAAGTCGTAAGAACGACCAACACAGGAGTTAGCTTGTGATACAGACCCTAGTTTAATCAAGGAGCCATTCTCAAGGATAATCTCCTTATCCTTAGCATTCATCTTCTCTACGCCAATCTCATGCTTATTAATCAGCTTTTGCTGTTCTGCCCATGAGATGTTGGATAGCGAGTAGTTAGGTGATATAATTAATATCTGAGTACCGGGCTCCAGAGCTTTCAAGAACGCAATGTGGTTAGCGCTAAAGGTTTTACCTGTACGTCTAGATAAGCAACCTACCACGAAACGATGTTGAGGATCATTGACTGCATTAATCAGACCTATTTGAGGAGGTATTAACTCTACCCCCTCATTTTCAAAGAACTTATCAACTGGTAGCTTTAGGAACCTTTCGTTAATAGGAAAGTCTACTAACTCGTCAGGGTTAATACTGGCTCTTGATACTTCCACTTATTTACCTCCTAAGCTACTTAATAACTTATCGTAACCTGTAGGCTCAACAACATATGTATTGTTGTTTTGAATGTTAGTCTGGTTCTTAACTGAGCGTTCCTCTCTTTCTCGTTGTTTTTCTAGGAGTTTAAGCTCAAGCTCCATTTCTTTCATTTTCATATCATGCTGCATCTTAACTAGTTCTGCGATGTCCTTACTAGAACCTAAGTCGGTGTCGTCCATTTCCTCGAGCTTCTTCTCGAATATTGCATCCATTACGGAAGCAAGTTTGAAACGGTT